TATACATAATATAAGATACATTATATTTTGTAAAGGATTTCTTATTTGATTTTATATAAGTTTATTTATAGGATCGGGCGATTAAGGAGGGTTTTATGAATACACTTTCTGAAAGATTGCAGTTTGCAATGGAAAAAATGGGGAAAAACCAAGTTGAATTAGCCGCATTAGCCGGAACATCACAAGTAACGATCAGTAATATTTTGAACGGCGTTACAAAAAGCCCTAGAAATGGATTGCAAATAGCCAAGGCTTTGAAAATTTCGCCGGAATGGCTCTTAAATGGCACGGGTGAAATGGTGCAGACTAAAATAGAATCAAACGTAGCCGAGACAGGTTCATTTGATTTGTGGGATCGCAATACTCCGTTAAACGATGACGAGGTAGAAGTTCCGCTTTTCCAAGAAATCCGATTAGCTGCCGGAAATGGTTTTGCTGATGACATTATGGATTACAACAACTTCAAACTGCGCTTTTCGCGTGCCACATTAAGACGGCAAGGCGTGCAGTATGAAAATGCGGTATGCGTGGTAGCAGACGGTAACTCTATGGAACCTGTTATTCCGGACGGAACAACTGTTGGAATTGATTTGGGCAATAAGACAATCCGAGACGGCAAAATTTACGCAATCAATCACGGTGGATTGTTGCGCATAAAACTACTCTACAATATGCCAAACAATCAAATAAAGATCCGTAGCTATAACACTGACGAGTACGACGACGAGATAGCCGATCTCAACGAAGTATCTGTAATCGGTAAGGTGTTTTGGTACTCGGTGTTGTTGTAGCGGCTGAGTGGTTGGGAGATTTTCTATTTATTGTCAATGGGTTAATTTTCGATTGTAAATATTGACAATAAATAACTTATTTATAATTAAAGTTTTTATTGACTATATGTTATCTATTAATGTTATACTTAGTGCCACTAAAAGGTAGTTACAAATGTCAAACACTGACAAATTATTACAAAAGTTAAAAAAAGAACCTCCGCCAAAGGACTTCACCTGGGAAGAGCTAAAGGTTCTTTTATGTTCTATTGGGTTTGAGCCAAAACAAGGTAATGGTTCAAGGGTTAAGTTTATTCACCCTGACTTGAGCTACCCAATAAGCCTCCATCGCCCACACCCAGGAAATGAATTAAAAAGATATGTTATTGAGCAGGTGAAAGATGCTCTTGATGAATTATCACTAGGATAAGGTTAAACGTTATGTCACAAACTTTTGAATATAAAGATTTCATCGGAAGCGTTGAAGCATCCATTGAAGATGGCATTCTCTTCGGTAAAATTCTATTTATTAACGCGCTGATAACCTATGAAGCGGAAACATTAAGAGACTTAAAAAAAGAGTTTGAGGATGCAGTTGATGATTATTTGGAAATGTGTCAAGAAAATGGTATTGATGCGACTCGTTCTTTCGCTGGTAAATTTAATGTAAGAATTCCGCCTGAATTGCACAAGAAAGCTGTAATTATGGCAGCGAAACAAGGAATAAATCTAAATGCTTTTGTAACTGATGCCATTAGTCATCAAGTCGCTGCCTGCGAGCGGGAAATTCCTACAACATACAGATATATGGAACAACAATTAACTATAACGGCCACTAAGGCAAATGATTTTGATAGCAATACCACTGCTGCACGCATTAATTCTAAAATAGTGGAGGTAAGTTATGCAAATTGAGAAAAAAATATCATACATAAAATATGTGATCAGAGAGCTTTCCTTCAAACAATACGAAGGAGAACTAAGAGAAGAACTCAATGTAATTGATCTTGAACTGGGCTATTCTCAACCAAAACTAAGTAATATTAAGGATAATAATTTAGCGATCATCCCATTGAAATTTAAACTATCTAGCAAGGAGGCATTCTTCTTAGAATGCCGGCTTGATTTGGGGTTTAATACAAATGACGCAGGAATTAAAGAAATAAATGAATTTAAGAATTTAGTAAATGACAACAAAAAATACTTTACTAAATATATTCAAGGAGCTATAAATTCCATTATATTAGACACAACGAAAAACACTGCATATAGTCTAAATGAGATATTTGAAGTTCCTACATTTAGCTATGATATGAATAAATAGATAAACCGCCCTCGTGGCGGTTTTTTTGTTAGGTTTCATTGACTAATTCCAGAAAGTCATTTTCTGATAGAATTCTTATATTATGGCCTTTAGAAATTAGCTCTTGCGCCTTTATTTCCTTATTACTTAATTCCTTGCCGGCTAATCGGCTCTTGTCTTGAATTCCTTTAATAAGTAATGTTACCTTCTTAGAAACGCCATCCACCACATCACAACCAACAGAAGCGGCTTTTTTAGCTGCATCCTGTCTTGGTATAGATAATTCACCTGTAAACACTACCACTTCGCCATATAAAGGCCCATTTGGATCACCATGACGTTTTATTTTAGGTAAAATGTGCCCATTTTCGTCATACTCTACGTGAATAGGTTTTTCCACCCTATCCAACCAGTAATCTAGCGATTTCCCACTTTCGAGCAAAGCTTTATTCAATATTCCACCAGCAACAATGGCATCATCTAGTGCATTATGATGATTTTCTTGTTTGATTTTTAAATGTTTTGAGACTTTTGCCAATCCATAGCCCTTTTCTGCAAATTTATCACTCCAGCATCGTCTTACTACCCGCATAATATCTAACCATTGATTTGGCAGATTAGGAAATATCTTTTTCATTGCCGCTTTATCAAAAGCTCCATAGGAACAAATAATATTAGTGCTAAAAAATTCTTTAATAATTGGAACAATATCGCTAAGAATTGGTGCGTCTCTCACATCTCTTGCTGTGATACCGTGAATTGAAACATTTATAGGATCAAAATAATCTCGAGGGTTAATCAACGTTTCCCATTTTGTGACAACTTCACCATTCTCAAAAAATACTATCCCTACCTGACAAATTGAGAGCAAATCAGGATTTGCAGTTTCAATATCTATAACAATGAATTTATTCATAATTTCCACCAACAACAAACACATGCATTTGCTGACACTTGATAAATAAAGTGCGGTCATTCTACTTAAAAAAATTAACGTATTCCGTGATCAGAATCTCAAATCACAACATTCACTGATTAAAAAATAAGCAAACAAACACATTTCTTGAAAATTTATTTCTTTAAAAATCAATTAAATATAAGAATATTTATAGATTTTATATAAGCTCCTATAAGAAATTACTTTACTGAATATAAGATATCTTATATCATAAACTCATCAAAACGAGATACACATAAACAAATATCTCGATGCTCTTTAAAAACTTGGTCTCGTGCGGGATATAAATTATCGGCTGTTTAAGCCGAGTAACCCCAGAGCAGAAAACTGTACTGCGTGTTTAACCGAAATGATGTGGTTGGCAGGTCAATGGCAGCGCTGTTTATATCTTTAAGCAATCCCTTAGAGGATACGAGTTCGGTCGGGGAAATGGTAACAAGCCCACGGATCGGTTATGCCCTATTAGCTCAATCGTATAGAGCAATCGCCTTCTAAGCGATAGGTTACAAGTTAGAATCTTGTATAGGGCGCCATTTCAAAGCGAATTTATTAAATGTTCCATCAAAGGTCTGGGTAAACTGCAGATTACCAATTTAAGGATAGCTAGATCAGAATTTGGTAAGTTCGCTTTGAAATGTCAATCAATAAAAGAGGTTTAAATATGGAAGAAGAAAAAGAAAAAAGCCTATCTGATAAAGATAAAAGACTAATCAAACAGGCTGTATTAGAAAGTGCGGCTAAAAATACAAATCTGCCACCAGATAATATTGCTAAAGCGCTATGTCGAGCTTTTACATTTATTGACCTTTATGGGCAATAAATACATCGTCGCTAGTAAGATTTCCATCCATAGATGTTTGTAGCTCTGTAGATAGTCTAGAAATAAATTTAGCAATATCCATTGCTGTGTACTCATTAATATCTCTCAAAAATTGAGAAGAGTTAGTTCTTAATATATCTCTAGCCATTGCAATAGCTACTGCGTCAGCTTCAATTTTTTTCACAGTTTTCTCCTTATTTTGTGTTGTGGCTGTGAAAATTATATTCCTTATGTGTTGTGGTGACAATAAGGGCTTGAGCCTTGCAAGCATAAAGAAAGGCACATTAATGGTTCTTTGGAGCCACCAGCTAAAGCCGCTTTCAAGTAGAAACATCACTAATTTTACACTTTGTTCAAGTGGTGTGAGAGCGGCTCTAGCTGGAAACAGCACATAACAATATGTTCTTCTTTAGTCAATTACCCGCAGTTGCCATTTATAGCTTATTTGCACTGCGGGATTTTTTTACCTAATTCCACCATCACTACAAGGATCTACTCATGAAACAAAATCAATTCGCAAGATTTATTAAAAATACCGCCTACGGTGTTGCAACAGTTTGTTCAATCATTGTTGCCGCAATGGTTATTCTCACCGCATTAGCGGCAGATGCAAAAGAATACACTAACCCTGCACTAGAACGTGAAAGAGCGAGAGTACAGTGGATTGCTGAAAACGGTGAGTATCAAAAGAATTTAACCGAAGAAGGTGAAAAACAAGCACGTGCTTACGTATCTATTAAACAAGCTGAAATTAATAAGGAATAGAAATGAAACTACCTTTTAAAACCAACAGCGAACTTGCCGCCAAAGAAGAGCGCAAGAAAAATTATTTATCCGCTTATGTGCTTTGGAAAAAAGCATCAAAGCTAACCGGAAAAGAGATAAATAAGCACTGGTGCATAAGCCGTGCGGAATGGTGCCAAAAGATGCACCAAGAAGAAGTAAAACTTAAAACGAGAAAAATCTATGTACCGCATTAATACCTATTATGGCCATACCATTGATTACATCAAGCCTGATCCTAACGAAATTGATATTCGTGATATTGCGCATAACCTTAGCTTTGAAAACCGCTTTATTGGTCAAACTGCTGAACCTTATAGCGTAGCTCAGCATTGTGTACTTGGTAGCTATGTTTTTGAAGAAATGGGATTGCCTGAGCTTGCATTTCTTTTCCTACTGCACGATGCAGCAGAAGCATACTTGAAAGATATTCCTACTCCACTCAAACATTTGCTAAGTGAGCCTTATCGCAATATTGAAGATCGCTTTAATTTAGCAATCCATCAGCGTTTTAATGTTGAGTATAAAAAATTGCCAGCAATTAAATCTATGGATTTATCTATGCTTGCAACGGAAAAAGAACAGTTACTTCCACCGGCATCTGTAGAGTGGCCACAATTGGACGGTGTCTCTCCGGCAAATATAACAATTGTTTTTTGGCAACCACATCAAGCTGAATCAGCATATCTTGCCCAATTTAAACACTTAACTGAGATTTTAAACTATGGCGACAAGTAAAAAACCGCGTAAAAAGCACGATAAAAATGCCAATATCAAACGGCAGAGCGACAGAATATGTCGCAACTCTCTTGTGCTTTCCGTTATTGGATTAGGAAACGACGGCACTGAATGGATAAAAAATAATATTCCACAAGACAGAACAACGGCCACTGAACAAGATTTTGAACTGATGTATAACAAATCCCGTCCATGGTCGTTTGTTTTCGGTGTTATTTGCCGTGATCAACTTGGAAGAGGTTACATAAAATTTGAATATCAATCTCTTGCTAACCAATTTGCATTCACTGCACCTGAGATGACAGATTACGTCAATGACAATATCAATGCCATTTTAAACGATGTAAACGAAGAGCATGTGCTCTCCCCTTTCCTTATTGCATCACCAGAAAAAAAAGAGTTTACAGATGATTACATCAAGAAACTTTTAACCTGGAAGAAAGTGGAAACAACGCTTAAAACCCCATTTGAGATTAAAGCGTTGCGTGAAGAAGGAATGGCCGCATTACGTGAAATAGATCCAACAGCTTACTCAGATAAAGCAACTTGGACGATCCTTCGTAAAAATGGCTGTAATGATTTTGCCGATATGCGACTAGTTGGATTAGAGAAATATCAACACTGCAAAGGTATCGGTAAAAAACGCATTCAAAGTCTGATTGATGGCTACCACGCATTAATCAATGACGAAAAATTAATTCCAAAATTGACCGCACTTCGTGAATTTGAAACTCAAATTTATATCCACCAACAAACAATGGCCCGATTAAATCGAGCAGCACAAATGTAGGAGAACCACATGGCTAAATTTATCAAACTAACTAATACAGATGAATCAGATATTTTCATCAATGTAGAACAAATTCAAACTATCACTAAAGATGAAAATGACACAGCTATTCAATTTGAAGATGGCACTATCTTTGTAAAAGAAACACCGGAACGAATTATTCACTCAATCCAATCTGGCGGTTCGGTTAATGAATTACCCGTTGTTGATGTCATGACCGCTAAGTAAAAAAACGACCGCACTTTTGGGGAGTAAAAAAATGAAACCAAATTTTAGATATTTTAAATGTAAATTAGACGTTGAACCTATTAAATCATTAGATGAGCAATGGCGGAAAGATAGAGAGATCAGAGATGAAAAACTTGATGCTATTTTTTACACAATCCCATTTTATGAATGCTGGAGAGGCAGCGAGCGTAATATATTTGGCATTGCTTGCAGTTTAGACAATCCTGAATATGCCAAAATCAAAGAGAATAAGACCTATAAATTCGAAATGGTTGAAAATGAGAAGGTTGTCATAACTGGTAACGGAAGAACAAAGGCTGGCAAGGCATTTAACGCTAAGATCCAAAGCGTTAGAGATATCTTAAATCAATACCCAAGCTTTAATGATTTTATGTTGCGAAAATTAAAGCTTACTTGCTGGGTGCTTGGCGCACGCACTGGCTATGTGTCTTTATGTGGTGTTGCTGGTGACCACTTTATCGTTTCAATACCAGAAAAATCAGATGGTTTTGGTGGTGATAAATTCCCAGAAATCCCAGAATACCTAATCGAAATTAAACAAAGTGAATTTCTTGCTTTACAAGGTAAGTGAGCGGTAATAAAAAATAAATGATAGTTGATCAATATGGAAACCGTATTAAATATGATGATTGCCGATCTAATCATTCTTTATGCCCTTATTATTTTTGATAGGCACACAAAAAGAAAGTTATCTGAGGATACTTTCTTTTTTAATTTGAAAATATGGCTTATCTCTCGTGGAGTAAAAGATGTTTAGACAGGACTTACAAGTATCAAATGGCAAAAGATACGTTGTCATTGAGTGCCAATTTGGACATGAGTGGGGAATGGTTAGAGAGACTAGGGAAACGGTCAGCGAGGGAGAAGCATTGGAAATCGTCAAATATTGGATTAAGTACAAAAGAATAAAACCAGAGCAAATTATGGTTATTGAAGTGCCTGACATTTGCAAGCCGTGGTGAGTCAATATTTAACAAACCCAATAGGCGTTACAAGTGAGCGCCTTTTGTTTTAGGAGAAAGAAAATGAAAGAATTTAATTTAGAAAAAGCATTAGCAGGCGAACCAGTACTTTTACGTGATGGAAAAAAAGGAATAGTCTTTTATAGAGTGCCTGACAAATATAAACTTTCTGATGGAGAAGAAGTAGGTTATAAACTAAGAGGTATGACATTTGATACCTATGGTTTTTTATCCGATACCTGTGCAAGTTGGACATTAGGCGGGGCGTATAATCTGGACAATAATCATAATGATGAAGACATAATCGGGATGTGGGAAGAACCAAAGATTAGCATTGAAGATTTACCTAAGCCGTTTCAACCTGATATTGGTGATGAATTTTATTACATAAGCACTGTGGAAGTAAGTTATTGTTCTTTTTATACTGACTTGTTTGCTGATATGAAAAGAAATGGCCAATGTTTCAGAACTAAAGAAGATGTTCAAAAATGGATTGATTTTATGAAAGGTATGATTGAGTAAAACGGAATGATAAATAATTAGTTAAGATTGCTATATATTGACACCGCTACAACTTAGGATTAAGATAATCCCAATTCCAAGCTGTCTTTTGACGGCTTTTTTTATACCTAAAATTCACAGGAGAACTCCATGATCACCTACCAACAACTCTGCGAGCAACAACAAAAGTATAATGACGAACTCAACAAACGCCGTAATAATTTGCGTCAACTTATCAGCGAATTTTGCCAAGCAATAAGCCAAAACTTAGGGCTAAGTGATAAATATTACAACACAACGATTAACGAAGTTTCCGCTACTGTACCTTATGTCAAATTGCTAGAATTAGACAGTGACGAACATCAACACATTCATGTAATGGAATTACCAATAACTTTTGATGAACAAGGTGACCCAATAGCCGAAGCTGGCATTTCCCTCACCCTTGAAAGATCCCCAAATACCTATCCAAAACGAAGCGTATTTATTCGTATTGAATTTACATTAAAACAAAATATCCTCATCTTGCGCTTTATAGATTTTGATGACGGATTATTTAAGGTTACCGTTAATCTGGACGATAATAATCGCTTTGCTTATGCTGTTGAAGCCTATAAACAGCTTGTAATGAAAACTTTTACAATTTAATTTGACAAAAACCGCCATCAACGGATAAGATAACCGCACTTACTTACACATAGCGGTTATCCGCACCCGACAGCATAGCGGTTTTTTTATGCCTAAAATTTAAATCTGCAGATCTGCAGATTTAGAAAAAGTACAGAAATGTACCTTTCGAAGATCGGGGCGAGAGAGCGATATACAACACATCTGAATAAGCTCCGCCAACTATGTGTGGTAAGTTGAACCCCGATCACCTACTTAATGATCGGATTTCTTAACTTAAATCACATAGGGCATAAAAATGTCAAACTTAGCAATTCTTAATACATCAATTCGTACTCACGAAAGTCTTTTTTCATTAAACGATCTTCATAAAGCAAGCGGTGGCGCTGAAAAGCATAGACCGTCTTTATTTATTCGTTTAGATACAACTCAAGATCTAATTTCAGAAATTCAAAAAGAAGTTAAAAGCACAGATCTGATCTTTAAAACTACTGGTGGTCGTGGGTTACGTGGAACTTACGCTTGCGAAGAATTAGTGCTTGCCTACGCAACGTGGATTAGTCCTAAATTTCACTTGGTTGTGTTGCGTGCGTTTTTAGCAATGCACCGCAATCAACCACAACAACTTGCACTACCTGAGCCTGAAAAGAAATTCACCTTTGAATTTACTGAGTATGAACTCCAACAGCTTGTTTGGGCGTGGTTTGCTTTATTGCGTGGCACAGAACTTTGCGAAGTGCTTCACCCATCACTAAAACAAATTGGCTCATATTATGCCGCACCGGCTCATGATATTGCTTACGAATATCGAAGCACTCTCCGTCAGGCACATAACGTGTTGAATCGTATTACGGAACAATTTAAATGCGAGCAAGGCAATAACTGGCGCGTATTAAAATATCTTAGAGCCTACAACCCTAAAAAAACGGGTTTTCAGTTAGAAATTCTATAAAACAACGAAAAATCCAACCGCACTTTACCGTGTGGCGGATTGTTACACCCAAAATTCACGAAAAAGGACAAATTATGTTCAGAATTATTTTAGCGGTAGCGTTGTTATGGAGCGCTTACAACTTAGATTTAAATAAAGACTATGACGGCCATATTTGCCAAACAGTCTATACACAAAATATCAATTAACTGCAGCCGTCCGAAAGGACGGTTTTTTATGGGAGTAAATATGGGAAGAGAATTTTTTGATGAATACTGCAGTCCAGAATTATTAGCGTTAATAACTGGATATGTTTGTCCTAAATATCAGATGAAAAGCTTAAATGAATTCGGAATTCCTTTTCTGCATCCAAAAGGAAATAGAAAATTCCCGCTTGTGTTACGATCTGATGGTGACAAAATTTTGAAAGGTGAGAAAGTGCAGCCGATTACACAAACAAAGGAAAGAAGGCGGTCTGCAGTATTAAGTTAGTAAGGGGGATATTATGGCACGTCCAAGAAAACGAATTAATCAAGGATTGCCACAAGGTTTAGTGTGTCGGAATCGAAAAAGAGCGGATGGCTCAATCGTGGTTTATTACTACTACACGATGGCTGATAAAAAAGAAGTTGCTTTAGGTAAAGATAAGCACATTGCTATTCTGGAAGCTGCAAAGCTGAATATGCAGTATCTGACGAAAAAAGATAATATCCTTTTTATTGAAGTGCTTGAGCGATATGAAAAAGAAGTTGTACCGCTTAAAAAAGCGAAGAACACTCGAAATTCAAACATTCAGGCAATAAAGAAATTACGCCAATACTTCCAAGATCCACCATTTACCCTTGATGAAATAGAGCCTATACACATTCGTGAATATTTAGATTGGAGAAAAGACGTTAAACCAACCGCAAATATCGAAGTTGGGTTATTTGGCCACATTTGGAGCATGGCAAGAGAATGGGGTTACACTGAAAAGATCAGCCCATCAACAGGGGTTAAAAAATTCAAAGTGAATTACCGTGATGTGTACATTGAAGATTATATCTTGGATAAAATCTACGACTGCGCCACAGGTGATATGAAGGACATTATGGATGTGATGTATTTAACCGGACAACGTCCAATAGACGTGGTAAAAATCCATAGTTCACACATCTACAACGATTTACTGCATATTACACAGCAAAAAACAGGTAAACGTGTTGCGATTAAAGTTATAGGTAAACTAAAAGAGATTATCGACAAGCGGATCACTGAAGAAAATCAGTTTCTGTTTACTAATAAATGGGGGCGAAAACTCGAGCGGAGATCACTTACAGATTATTTCAAAGACACCCGTAATGCGGCATCAAGAAAATATAAAGAGCTAGCCGAAGAGATCAACCAAGTGCAATTGAGAGATCTTCGCGCGAAAGCAGCAACAGACCTTTCATTAATGATTGATGATGAACGAGCAAGAAAACAACTTGGCCATACTTCTGCACGTACCACTCAACATTACATCAGAAAAGAAAAACCACTCAATCCAACCAAATAAAAAAGGCTCTTCAAATGAAGGGCCTTTTTTTGTCACAAATCACGTTCCGAAACGTTTTTGAAACTCATTGATTTTATTAAACTTTAAAACCTAAAAATAAGAAAAGGTTTCGGAATTAAAATTGACTTTAGATAGCGTAAATACTGGATTATGCTCTTTTGAAGTCAA